CTTCCATACCTATCAAGCACAATCGTAGCGCTAATCGGCGGGACAACGCAGTTAATGTTGGTAACGCCAGCAGCGCCGCCGGGGTTCGCCAAATGGTAACCGCCGGCCGATCCTGCATTCGATATCACAAGGTGTATTTGCGTGTAATCTTCCATACACACATTCGGACAACTAGCAGAATCTGGATTTGCTGGATTTGATTGGCAGCACGCGCACCCCGGCAGTAGCACCATCACGAACACTCCGCCGCGATGAGGTGCCACGTTGAATCAACACTTGCAACGGCGACCCATTTCGCCGCTCCGCCGGAGGCTCCGACCGCAGCAAATCGGTTGATCCCCGTCAGCGACAGCGGCCCGCTCGGACCGGTCGCCTGAGCGCCGGCCCCGGAGTGTTCCCACACCGTCTGCGTCCCGCCCTTAGACCACGTCCCAGTGATTTTTCCGACCTTCACTCCGCCCCCCGCCCCGGCACCGATTCGCACCAGCCCCCACTTCCCGGCCCCGGTCCCGCTCTCCTTCCACAGGATCGCGGCCTCGCCGGACGACGCCGTTTTTAGCTCGGACGCTGATCCTGTTTTGGTGGTCGCGTAACGGTGGCCGGCGTCAACGATCTCCAGCTTGCACTGGACAACGCCGTCCACGGCAGCCAGGCCGATGTCTCCCGCCTTGATTGGCTCGACAGCGATCGCGAAGGCCGCTCCAGCACTTGCCGTGGGCGCGACACCGACCAGCCCTGGCCACGACTGGAATATGTCCTGTGCGACCCCCGTTGCCAGCGTTCCAGTGGCGCCAGTGGCGCCCGTGGCCCCGGTTGACGCTTCGAGCACGCCTACGATCTCCAGCACGCCCCACTTGCTCACGGCCCCCGTGCTAGTGTTGCGAATCCGGACCGTGAAGTTTGTCGCTGGGAACGCCGCATCCTCGCCAGAGAACCTCGGCTTCGTCACGACCTGGTCCACGATGCGGTTCCACGCATCCGCAGCCACCTTGAGTGGTTCGCCTGGCCGGACCTTGCGGAATGCGTCGCTCATGCCTTGTTACGCTTCTCGTCGTCGAGTGTCTTGAGCGTTGTTGCGTCAAGTTTGTGCGGGAACTCCTCGGCTCCGGCCAGGTAGAAGCGCGGCCAGTGTTTGCCAATCGACAGATCCTCAAACTTTTTGCGTTTGTATATCTGGTCAACGTAGACGAACCGCGGGAACTTCACCGGCAGCCCCTCGCTCACCTCGTCTCCGAACACGATCCATAGGTAGTCCCACCCGTCTTTTTTATCGACGGTTATGTCCCCGATCCCGTGCAGCTTGAACTCACCGCGGTTCGCACGCGCCGAGAACGTATATGTCACCGGCACCACCGTCGAGGAGCGGCTCGCCTCAAACCTCGCGCCGAGAAACAGCACCTCTCCGGGCTTGAAGATTCGGAAGTCGTCTTCGTTGACAGACCCCGTCATGTCGTGGAGTGTCACGGCATACGCAGTCGTATCATTGCCTGGCGCCTCCTCCTCGTCATTCTCCGTTTGCTCTGTTTTTTTGCCATTGAGGAGAAACCACGATGGAACCAGCCACGTCTCGCTCCAGTTGAACGCTGGCCAGGTAACGTCAATGCCGTTCACCCGGCCGCCCGAGACGTTGATGCTGCCGTATGACTCCGGTGCCGTTTCGTCAGCTGCGGCATACTGTGCGTAAATCGGGCCGTCAGTGTCGTCGGGATACGCAGTCGTGATGTGCTCCGTGCCGCCGGTCGTGTCCAGCGAAATACTGCTGGGCACCATGACGGCACCCTCGTCTGTCTCAATCCCGCGTTCGTCGTAGGCTTCTACGCCGGAGTTTCCGTAGCTGGCCGATATTTCGTACCAGCCGTTGCCGACTGCCCTGCAGCTCAAATCCGATCGGCGGTGCCCGTTGTAGAAGATCGGGGCAAGCTCGCGCCCCGCCTCCTCGGCAGCGGCATAGCCGCTGATGGAGTTGACGAGCCAGCGAATATCCACCTGCCGCGACACAAGACCGTCGGTGCCGATCGAGACCGTACCCGATCCAGAATCCACTCGCTCGATGGCACCAGCGCTACCAGCGTCACCGTCGTCAAATACCACGACAGCACCTCAAGCAAAGGCCATGCCGGAACCGCCATTGCCAAGGATTTGGCGTAGGAGGTCTGCGGCTCGTTCAGACGCCAATGCCGTCCGCTCCGACGCGGACAGCAAATCACGGTCGCTGCGTGCTGCAACCATGCGAGACTCGATCGGAGCGTTTGCGGAAATCCCAGCACGAAACGCTGCTGCTTTAGGAAGTTTTTTCAGATTGGCTTGTCCGCCAATGTCTATTCGTGATTCCGCAAGGGCACTCTCGGACGCCATGGCAACCTTTGCCATTTCTGCCGCAATCTCACGGTCTATGCGTGCAGGCGGAGACTCCAGCGAAAACTGCTTTGGTTCCGGCGGCCTGCTGAAGATTCCGCTCGCGTCTACGCTCGCCACGACTTGCGCTGGGGGCTGGGCATCTTGAGTGATTCCGCCCACCTGCACTAGATCGTCTATGCCGTCGGCCATCCTGGCCGTATTCGCGGCGGTCTCCTCGGCTGACGTGAGCGCTGGGCCGACGCCAAGCTGGGACGCGATGCCAGCGGCGAACGTGCCAATCGACTCGCCGCTTTCGGCAGAGGTCTTGGCAGCCTTGGCGACCACCGCTGGCTGGGCTATCGGCTTCCTGTTTTCGTCACGAGTCAGTGTTCGACCCTTGCGATTGGCCTGTTCGATCTTGTTTGAGTTCGCCTCCCACAGCTTCAGACCGATCGAGGAAATACCCGCAACGATTAGTGCAATCTTTCCCCAGCCTGGGATGGCGGCGATGGCAAGCTTCAACCTCCCGAATGCCGCCGTAAGTCCATCTACGGCCAATGCCCATCCGGCAGTGATCGCCTTTGCAACCTTGGTGGACGCGACGTACCCCCAAACATCGTACGCCAACATCGCAAAGTTGCTTGTGGCAATAGTCGTGGCTATCCCTCCGATAACAGAGGACAGCGACCTCGTTGCCATCCTAGCGGCTCGGCCCCGCAGAATGTAGCCGGACAGAGCAAAGTTTACCGCCTGTAGCATTGCCCCAACCCCAAGAGCGGCAACGCCAACGCCAAGAAGTGTTCCAGAGATTGCCCCGAGGGTTGGTGCGATGAGCGGGAGATTTGTCAGCATCCACGAAAATGAGTCGATTACAGCGACAGCGCCATCGGCGGCTAGCTTCACGCCCTTCGTGAACGCTCCATCCGCAAACGCGATAGCCAGCCTTTCCACCACCGCCATGAGCGACTTGCCTACGCCGCTGAGTTCCGACATGGCGATGTCAAACTTTTCTGACACCGCCCTCGCGTCCTCCATCGACCTGGCAATCTTTGCGAAACCTTCTTCGCCTTGTTCCGCAAACGCATGAATAACGCGAATGCCACGAACGTCAAAAACCTTGACGAGCGCTTCGTTCGTCAGCATGGCTTTGCGAGCAGACTGATCCATGCCCTTCATCGACTTTGCGAACACTTCGGCGATCTGTGCCAGCGGAAGCAACTTCCCCTGCTCGTCAACGAGCGATTCCATGGACAGCCCAAGCGTTGCCAGTGCCTCTTTGGCGTCTTTCGTCGGTGCCAGAAGTTTCACCAGCAAGGTTTTGATGCCAGTACCTGCCTCCTCGCCCTTGATCCCGTATCTGGCCAGCACAGCAAGACCCTGAGATAGACCAAACAGAGATTGCTTCGTTCCCTTGGCCACGCTCGCCACAAGGGCGAATGACTCAATCATGGACGCAATCGAAGTTTCGCTGGAGTCGGCGGCAGCGGAGAGCGTGTTGGCGGCCTGCTCGGCGCTCACCCCGAACACGTTCATGGATACCTTCATAAACTCCGCAGCCTGAGCCGCCTCAACACCACTGACCTGGGCAAACTCGACTGCCGCCTTCCCGGCCCCGCCGATCGCATCCTCGACGCTCATGCCAGCCTTGATAAGCAGCGTGAACGCCTGGGCGATCTGGGCTGGAGAAATACCCATCGACTTGGATAGCCGAAGCGCCTCCGCCCGAACGGCCTCCAACTGCTTGGGCGATATGTCTGCCACGGCCCCCTGCAACTCCAGGAGAGAATCCTGGAACGTCGCAGCCGACGTGGCCGCCGCCAGTATCGGCAGGCCCATGGCCCCGCCGGCGATCGCCATGCCGGTTCCGGCCCGCTTGAGCGTGCTCGACAGCCTGACGATCGAGTGCTGCGTCTTCTTGAGCGTCCGCGTGAACTTGTCGTCGTTCGCGGTTATTTCGATGAACGCCCTGCCGGCCCGAACTGCTCCAGCGCTCATATGATTTCTTTCAGCTCGTCGGTTGTCAGCGTCCGCACGATCGGCCGGCGGTCTCGCATTGGGTGGATCTCTGCGGCGTCATATGGACGCGCTCGTTTTTTCGGGTCGCGATGAATCTCCGCCATCTGCGCTAGGAGGGCCGACGTGTGGTTCCACGTTTCACGCTGCCGGCCTTGGACGGCGGCGAGCAGCTCTCGGAGGGACCAGGGGCCGGGGTGGACTCCGATGATTCCGGCGAGTTCGTAGCCGAGCGCCCAGAGGTCCACTGTGCGAGGGCCGCGTCGATCTCCGCCTTGATCTGCGGCATCATCTCGTCCACCAGCTTGTCCGCCGCCTTGTCCGCCTCGCGAACCTTCTGCACGGCCGCCGTTAGGATCTTCCTCTGGCGGGGCTGGCAAAAAAAAACCATCTCATCCATGAGTGCCGCGTAGGCACCCTCGAGCGTCGTGCCGTCAAACTCCGCAAAAAACTGTTCCGGAGTCAGGCCGCGGCTCTCGGCCTGCGGCTCGACCAGCGACCAAATCACCTGGCCCAGCGTAAACGGGTCGGCCAGTTGCTGAAGGCTCTTCCGCTCCTCGGTCGCGATGTCAAACAGCGACACGCCCGTATGGGATCGCACGCGGGCGTAGGAGCCGTAGGTCGCCTCCAGCGTCCACGTTCGTCCGGTGCGGTCGGAAAACTCGTGCATATCAAAACACCTGTTAGCCGCTGGTGCCGCCGCTCGCCCCGTGCCCCCACGACCGCAACGCGAACCGCGGAATCACGGCACCGTCCAGCGACTCGTCAGCGTCGATGTCGTGGATGGTGAACCTGCCTTCAATCTCCATCAGCCCGCCGGTCAGCTTCGCTTCCACCACTCCAGGGAGCATGTAGTCTCCGACCTTCGACCATCGCTTCTGATACAGCGCTCGCGCCAGAGTCATGTCCGGCACCAAGATCTGTATCTCGTGGCTTCGCATCACCACGACGCTTGAGGTCGTGGACTGATTGAAACCAGTGGCATCAACTTCAACGATCGTCTCGCGGACGCTCACGTCGCTGACGCCGTCGATTTCCTGCCCGTCTATTTCCAGTACGCAGTTCTTCCCGAGAGCGAATACGCGATCTTTCAGCACGTCACGCTCCTCCGGTCAACTACGCGACCTGAGCGCCGGCGTGCCGCTTGAGGCTGATCGTGTATTGGATGGCGCCGTCGATTTCCTGTGGCTGGCTGACGTTGTTGACGTAGTACAGGCCAGTAGCAATTCCTCCAGCAACGCCGCTCACAAAGCTCTGGATAGAAACCATGCCAACTCCGTGAATCGGGCAGGTATGAGCAAGGCACACGACCTCGAAAGAGCTGTTCCAGCGGACCGGAACAAACTCCTGGATGCCCTCGCTTCCGCGGGTAGTGACCTCGGCCTCGGCGGACGTTTCCAGCGTGATCGTGACGTCCTTCACGTCCTTGTTTGCGATCATGTTCCCGAATGTGAATGACTGGTCCTTACCGAGGCTGTAGGTGTGGGCTTGTGGCATGGTGTGCTCCTGGAAGATTTGCGGCAGCGGTTGCCACCTGAACGTCAGTATACCAGTTGGCTATCCGCGGCGGACCGTGAATCCGGTGCCGCGGGCACCGGCCGACGACTTGAACTGGCCCGCGAATGCCTTGGCGATCGAGCCGTTTGCCACGCAAAACTCCATGGCAGGCTTCATAAACGGGCGGGCTGGATAGGCGGCCACCGTCTGCAGCGACATGGGCCGCCAGTGAGTTTGATTGTGGGGACGCTGGCCCGTCGGCAGTTTCATGGTGATCGGCTGCCGCATCCCGCCTCGCTTTGTCTTGACCTGCGGAATATAGACCCACGTCCGCAGCCGCAGCACGCCGCCAAACTCGTGGAGGTACGGGATCATGCGTCCCTTCTTGGATGGACCGACGACCGCCGAATGGGTTTGCGAGTCGTAGTAGTTCCAGAGATTGCGGCGGAAGCCGAGGTAGCTGGCGAAGTGGCCGGCGTATGGTGTGTGCGTGTGCGGGGGCGTGCCGGGCGCCGAGGCCGGCGGCCTCTGAACCTCGCGTATGATCCTGTTGCCGAGTTTCCGGTTTGCTCGAGGCGTGCTACCGAGGACTCCCATCTGCATCAGCGACGTGATGCCGGCACCAGGGAACTTTTCCTGCACCTTGAGCGGCAGCCTCGCGAGACCGCGCTTCTTGATGATCCGCTTTGCCCGATCCTTCACCAGCATCGACGCCTTCGACAACGCCTTCAGATCCATCGCCGACATGGCCGCTTGGACGGCCGCCCGGTCGAAGAAGAAATCGACCGACGCCTTCATCCCGACAGACGGGATATTGGGCACCAGCCCGGGGATGCGTGGGATCATGGGAGTTTCGCGTTGGCGTATCGGTAGGTCACGACGATGTCGCCGAGGAACACACGCGAGCCCGTCACATGGTCGCGGTCGTAGGTGACTGCGTTGGTGATCCCCATCCACGCCACGCCGGACGGCATTGGAGGGCTACTGGCTGGCAGTTTCTTAGACCGGATCGCGTCCACGATATTGGTCCGGAGATCCACCAGGTCGTCCAGTTCCGCGTCGGTCACGAGCTTCTTGCCGATCACAACGTGGATTTCGACTTCAAAAAGATCCGCACCATGCGTGTGGTTGGTGACCTCCACGCTGCCAGGCACCACCGAAACCTTGATGTCCGCGAGATCCTCTGTCGTAAAGTCGGCGACGTAGGTGCGGACCGCATTTACATCAGCGATTTCACCGTCAAACGTGGCGGATGAAAGGCTTTCGGCCAACGAGTCGGCGATGAGTATTTCGATAGCGTTCATGGCTTTGGACCGTCCTCTGTTTTCATTCTCTCAAGTGCTGCGACGTTGTCGGCGTGCCGGTGGTCTGCGGGGTCTCGCTTGGCCGCCTCGCGGGCGTGCGTGATCGCTTCGTCGTGCAGCCCCAGCTCGTAGGCCGCCGAATACGCGATGTCGGCCGGGATTACCCCGTAGGCCCACGGCTCGCTGGAATGCGTGCGGTTCTGGTCGCTGCACGCCAACGCCCGCCGAGCCCAGTAGAGGGCTCCCACGGCATCCTTCATGCCCCATGCCTTGCCGGCCAGCGACGCATACACCTCCGGCTCGTGCGGGCTATTCCAGACCGCGGCGAGGGCGTGGAGATCGGCCCGTTCCGGCCGCAGCCGCGAAAGCCGACGGCAGGCGTGGGCTCGTTCGTGCGGGCTGCCGCCCGCCATCTGCAGGTAGCGTTCGTAGGCCGCCGCCGCTTCCTCGTTGCCGTCGGTGTCCAGCTCACGGGCCAGATACCAGTGCATCCGGGCGTCGGCCGGATTCTCGCGGCACGCCTGGCGGAGTAGCGTCAGGTCAGACTTGTGGACCTTGCCAGGCTCACGGTGGTGGCGGATCACCAGGTCGTCGATCCGGACCACCTTCTCCTCGCCATCCCAGCACACCAGCCCCTCGTGGGTCGCACCCTGCCAGCGGTGGCCGTGCCGGGCGTGGACGCGATCGCCGTAGAACCGCACGTCGGCGGACCAGTGGTACGGGTAGTGCAGCCGGGTGGTGCCGTCCACCCACGCCCGCTCCAGGGCTTCCCGCCAGCCAGGATCGAGTTCCTCGTCGAGGTCCAGCCGGATCGCCACGTCCACGTCGGCAGGGACGTGCATCAGCGAGAGGTTGTGGGCGTCGTCCCACCTCCACGGGATCGGGGCGCCGCGGGCCACCAGCACGCCGGCCGCCTCGAGCAGTGCCACGGTGTCGTCGGTGCTGCCGGTGTCGGTGACCACCCGCACGTCGGCGTCTCGGCACGACTCCTCCCACCGGGCCACGTTGGCCGATTCGTTTTTGGCGAGGGCGTAGATGGCGATCTTCACGCAATCACCCCCGCGATCCGCAGGCCGTCGTTGATGAACTCCACCGTCCGGTTTTGCTCCAGGGCGAACTGATCCACGGCCCGACGCACCTCGCGATTGTCGCAGTCGTCAGCGAGGATCGCCCGGCAGCCGGCCACCAGCCGCAGATCGGCCAACGCCCCGGCATACGAATGGTCGCCATCCACATGGGCGAAGTCTGCCGGCGGCAGCGACTTGATCGCGTGAGAATCAACGATCACCAAGTCGGCGTCGATCGCGTGCCTTTCGATCATCCGTTTCGCGTGGGCGAGGCAGTCGTAGCTGTCTTGATCCATGGCACCGTCGATGCACAGGAACCTGGCCTGCGGTGCCACCGACTGAAACGTGATGAGCGAGTAGCCGCAGCGGGTTCCGATTTCGATGATCCGCCGCGGTGCGTAGCGGCGGCAGATCGCCGCCTTCATCGCGTAGTGGAAAATGACTCGCGTGTCGCATCCGAACCAGTCATCCTCGCGCCAGTTGGCCTCGAGCAGCTTCCGCGTGGCGTCGGCGATCGGTACGTCTACGCTGGTCATGGGGCACCCATGAGGCCGAGAACATCACACAGTGCCAGATCAGCCATCCACGCCTCCGCGTCGCGGACGCCGAACGTCACCAGCACGCGGCCGTCGTCCACGGCCAGCCCGGCCGCAAACTCGATCGCCTGCGTTTCGCGAAACGCGAACGGCGGCGACACGGCACGGATCGACCACTCCGCCTCGCCGAAAATCACGAATCGGTGTTCGTAGACTCGCCTGCCAGCAACCTCGGCCACCTCGTGGATTGCCGCCAGCCAATCGCCGCCGCCGATCGGCACCACCTGGGTTCCGCCGCGGAAGGCCCGGGCCACCGGCGGCGAAGCAGCGTGGGCGGACACGGTCCAGTCGTCGCCAGAGTCCTCGACCAGGCAGACGTAGCCGCGAGAGTGGCAGGAATACAACCACTCCCGCCGGCCTAGGATCGGCATCCAGTTTTTCTCGTGCAGCCCCGGGGGCGTGTTGTGGCAGCGGAGGTCGTGAATCCAGCCGTCCACGATCTCGCCATACGCCATCCGGCAGGTGCCGTCGTAGCCGTCGTAGTTGCGGACCGTGGCTGACGCGAAGATCCGCCCGTCGATGACGTTGAGCCGAATGTCCTCCAAGCCGTCCACGGGGAAGGCGGACCGCGGGTAGGTGCAGTAGACCGGCGTGGCCACGACGCCGTCGTAGAGCACGTTCCGCGTCTTGATGACCTCGCCGTCCTCCGGCGGCATCACATACCGGCCGTTCTCGTCGATCCGGTAGTTGCTGGATCGGACGTTGTAGAGCGGGACGCCGTCGTGCATCACGACCGATGGATTGAACCGCGACCAGCCGGCGTAGACGCCTGGCTCGAGCCGCGAAAACTTCACCTCGGCGAGATCGTCCAGCCGCTGGGTGTACCAGGTGCGGTTCGCCCGGACCTTGGTTTCCTTCTCCGGCGACAGGTCCAGCCGCAGCAACCGTTCGCACGCCCGCCGGCCGGCGTCGTGCTCGGCGCAGTAGTAGGCGTGGGCGGCGATTCGGTGCAGGTGTTCAATCATGGTGTTCACCCGTTCACCGATAAGGCTATCGAAATACTCCGGGCCGTAAACCCCGGGATTTCGCCGGTTATTCTGTGGTGGAACTGGTCACCGCGGCGGCATACTCCTCTGTCGTTATCTCGACCGCGCTTCCGCTGCTTAACATCAGCGAAAGCATCTGGTCTGCCGCAGGGTACGCACAAAACTCCTCATTGACGGCTAGGACAATGCGTCCGGATTCATCTCGAGGAGCCACGGCCGCAGGATCAACGCACGTCAGCGTCTTCGTCTCTGAGTTTGGATGACCCCACGCAGCGTCCAGCGCTAGCCTGGCCTGCTCGTATGCCTCATCGCCAGCATCGCAGCGAAAAAATCTCATGCGAGAGTGATCCCCCACTTCGTCCCGAGATACGTTTGCACGTCAACCCTTTGCGCAGTCGTCAACGCTGTGCTGTACGCAATGATCTCGGCAATCCAGACGTTGGCGTAAAATGCCAGAGATCCATCGGTGGCCCTCCGCACGCCTATGGAGTGCGTTCCGGTGAGTGTCGGCCGCGTAGACGTGTCATCCAACGTCAACGCTGTTCCGTTGAGGTACAGTGCGTTGCTGCCGCTGGATGGGTACATGAGCGACAGAATGTCGTTCAATCCAGTACGGGCCTGCCCGGTGTTGCTGGCGCCAGGAAGGATCGACAGCGTCCCGGTTGATGCTCCGGTTTGCCGCACGTTGAATCCTGTAGCGGCCGTATATGTCATGCCGAACGAGGTGCCTGCAACGATTCGCTGGACGATGAACATCGACAGCGGCATCGCTGTCGCCAGAGGAGTGGCGGCTGACAGCCAATCGTTTGATCCGTCAAACACAAGCACGTTCCGACCGTTCATCGTTTGCGTGCCTGTGGCTGGCTGATTGTTTCCAGTCTCCTGAATCCACTTGCTGCCTGTCGGCGACTTGTCCCTCCATTCGGATGCGCCCGTCGCCTTTGTGATAGTGCTGGAGTCTGACGCATCAAGCCACAACTGAAGGCCACTGATTCTAGTAGGGTCGAATGCCTGAGATACGCGCCGCACCGCCACCGGCAGGCTCGTCCGCACACCTCTCCTGGGCCACGCTCCACGAGCCATTTCACGCTCCTGCCAAGAGTTTGCGGCCCATCACGTCACCGTCACCGGGGCCGATAGCGGGCCGTCGCCCACGGCGTTGACCGCACGCACTCGCATGACAGAACCGGCCTCGTACTGGTCGATGCTCTGCGTGCTCCACAAGGTGTCGGAGCTGTACGGCTCAACTTGGACGCCGTTTTTGTAGAGCTTGTATGAAGTCAACGGAGATCCGCCGTTGCTCGGCGTAGTCCACTCAATGAACACATCGTCACCGGCAGTGGTGATCGTCGGCGCGCCAGGGACAGTCGCAGACACCGTTGCTGGTGTTGATTTCGCCCCCTCGCCCACCACGTTGACCGCCGACACACGCACCACCGCCCCTGCGGAATAGGTGCCCACGCTGGTGGTCGCGGGAGCCGCGATGGTCTCCTGGAGCACGTTGTTGACGTAGACGCGGTAGGAGGTCACGGGATAGCCGCCGGTCGCCGTCGGTGCCGTCCAGGTCACTGGGCTGCCCTGCGTGCCGGCCACCCCCGTCGGGGCACCAGGGGCCGTTGGCCTGCGGTCGGCGGCCGACTGCACCACCTGGGTATGGATCCTGCGGAGATTCTGGTTTCGGTCCGACCATCGCCAGTGGTGCTCGGCACCGCTGGGGGCGCTGACCTCGTAGAGCACCTCGCTGCCGTACTCTGTCGCAGCGATGCGGTCGCCCTTCCTTGGATCCTGCGCCAGCTCGCTTCGGTGAACGAACCAGTCGCGGGTTTCGCTTCGGATCATCTGCCCGGCCGCATCGACCGTCTCCCACCGACCAACCACCACCGTGGCCTTCACCGTGCGAGCGGGGCCGACCACGGGCCGGTACTCGACCTGCACGGCGAGATGCTCGCGCCGCTGCTGTTCAAACCACGTCTCGCCGATGGCGATCATGTCCTGCACGGCGCAACCTCACGGATCGCCGCTCGGCCGGGGCGGCGCGTTGGAGGATCGCGCCACCCCGACCGTCTGCGGCAGGAATCATGCCCCTCGATCAAGCACCCGGCCAGAGAAGCACGTCCACCGTCGTGTCGGTGGTCGCCGGTTGCTTGGCCACGAAGCCCGCCACGCTCCCGGTCACGCCGGTCACGACCTGGTTGTTGAACCAGTAGACCTTCGCACCCTGGGCGTAGTTGGTGCCGGCCCCCGTGGGCTTCGGCATATTGAACACGCCCTGCGAGTGAACCGCGCCCAGCGTGTTGGCAGCGATCGCCGAATCGGCGACCGTCACCAGGGAACCGATCACGACGACCTCGCCCGCCGCAACGCCGGTGGTCGGCGTGTAGTCGAGCTTCTCGCCTTCCGCACGAAAACTTGCCATCTGAAAAACCCTTTCGGAACTGGATGATGTTGTTGAGAGAACCCCGGCGGGCAGGATTGAACCCCTGCCCGCCGGGCACGATTACGTCAGAACTCAGGCAGTCGCCATCCGGTAGGCACCGCGGCTCTCGGCCTTGGCGACACCGTAGGAGAAGTGACCGCGGACCTGGATGCCCAGCGTCTGGAAGTCCGCATCGGCCTGCTGCACCGTCGGGAGCCGCTGTCCGTTGAGGAAAGCGACCTCCATGCAGGGCAGCTCGGCCGGGTTGGCCACCAGCCACCAGGTCGAGCTGCTCGTCAGGTACGACGAGCCGACCACCTGGTAACGACCGGCGAACACGTTCACGTTGCCGCGGGTCGTGTTCTCGCCGGTGATGAGGACCGAAGCCCCCATCAGCTCCTCGGCCGTGATCTCGTTCTCCGGGGAGACGAGGATCATCGCCGGGGTGATCCCCAGCGGGTTGCCGTCCGGATCCTTCAGCTTCTTGTAGCTGGAGACCGCGGTCTTCAGCGACGTGAGCGAAAGGGCGTTGCCAGCCGCTGCCGTCTCCTTCTGGTAGAAGGTCGAGTTGGACGACTCGAACTCGCTCCAGAAATCCTTGTTCAGCTTGATCGCGGCACCGCGACCAAGCCGGGTCGGAACCTGGGTCAGGGCACCGAGGTCGTCGTTCACGATGTCAACCATCGAGATCGACGACATGCGGCCGGTCAGCTTCGCACGGATCGTCCGGGTCTCGTCGCTGGCGTCGGCCGACTTGAGTTCGCCCGTGGGGGCCACGTCCTCAAAGTCGAAACCGCCGTTGAGACGAACGCCGTTGACCGCCTTGTAGTCGGAGACCGACCGGATCGAGGCGATCATGTCCCACGTCGATTCGACGGCGTTGTACCCCTGGAGGAGGAACTTGCCGTAGGTCGCCGCGAGCACGTTGCTGATCGAGTGCGTCGCGAAACCGGCCGCAAGGATCTCACGGAGGTTGCCGGCGTTGATCCGGTTGCCGCCCGTGTACCCGTTCGCCCGGGCCGCCTCGATCAGCACCTCACCGAGGCTCGACTGGCTCCGCCGCTTGTCGGCCATTTCGAGCGTCTTCTGATCGAAGACCTTCTCGATGTTGGCCAGACCGCCGGCGAGGCACAGCGAAGCCTCGATCACCTGCGGGCTGTCCGCCCGCTCGGCCGCGACGTGGATCGCCGGGGCGGCGGGACGCGAGGCCCGAACGTCGGCGAGCCGCTCGGCCCGGATCTTCTCCAGAACGAGGTTGGCGACCGACTCAGCCGTCACCAGGCTGGCACCGTCGGTGCCCTTCGCCTCGACAACGGTCTTGGGATCCACGGCGACGTTCGCCGGGGCTTCCGTCTGCGGCGCGGCGGCCTCGACGGGCTTCTCGTTGAGCGGATCGCTCATGGTAAGCACCTCATTCGCCTCGGCGGCGATCGCCGCTGACGTTCTGGCGTCAGCTCCAAAAAGAACCAAGCTCGTTTCTCGGAGATCCGAGGCACGAACAACAGACACAGGGCCGGTGAACTCGCGACCGTTCACGGTCACAGTCCCACCGGCGTTGACGTTTTCGATGTTGGCGGCGTCGGCACCGATCGACGCCTGCAGCGGGATCCCCGCACGGGCCAACTGGGCGATCTTCTCCGGCACTTCGCCAGACGTGAGAAGTTCGCCACGGATGATGAGTTGCTGGCCGTCGTTGACGATCTCGGTGCTCTTGCCGATCACGGCGTCCAGGGTCCGCTCGTGCGACCACAGGATCGGGATTGACGCCTTGGCGGTGTCCATGCCGGCCAGGTCCACCACCAGCGGTGAGCGGCTCCAGCCCTGCCGGATGGCGGCGCCGGTGTAGGCCACCAGCTCAAACGTCGGGGCACGGCCCTCGGCCGCCTCAATCCGCAGATCGGTGGAGAGAGTGATGCGGTTGGTCATGCTGGTTGCTCCTGGGGCTGCGGCTGCCGGACGGGCGCGGCGGATTCAATGCCCAACTCACGCTCCAACGCCTTCTCGACGGCCCTCTGCCGGAGCACCTGCCGCCAATCCTTGTTCCGCTTCTGGCAGACCTCGGCGATCGTGGCGGTGTTCGTCGCGATCATCGCGGCCTCGGCGTCGGCTTCCTTGAGCGGATCGACGTGCTCAAACCCGTCCCATGTCCAGGTCCAGTTCCACTCCGCCACGGGCGGCAGCCCGTCGGGGATGAGGCCCGGCACCAGGGCGGCTTCCTCGAGCCACGCCACCAGGAGCGGATCAAGGAACACCCGCTCCATGTCGTTTCGCTCGACACTGATCCGCTTGCGATAGACGAGGTAATCGCCCCGCATCGACGAGTAGTTGGCCGTGGACGAGTCCATGGCCGCGACGATGTAGGGCATATCGATGCACCGGCTGATCTCGTTGAGAAGCCGCTTCACGAACGAGTCGTAGGAACTCGTCGGGTGCTCGGCCTTCATCTGGACCGGCTCCCACCCGTCCGGGGCTGCGATCGCCATCCCGCGGGTGATCGGCATCGTCTCCAGCGTTTCCAGCGACGCGGCCCCGCCGCCGTCGGCTGGCATCGTCGTCTTCAAGATCGCCGCGAAGTCCGCCGCAGTCTCGGCCGCCGTCACCGTCGCCAGCGTGAACCGCCGCAGCATCGCGAACAGCTCGAGGGCCGGGGCGATCTCCGGAACGCCACGGTGCTGGCCCGGGCGAGTGGCGTGATACCAGTGATGCACCTTGCCGGCGTCGTGCCAGGTGCCGTCCAGCGTCCAGCCTGGCGTCAGCGAGCCGGGGTGGTTCCGCGTGAACCAATACCGGGCCGGGTTGCCGTCGCCGTCGAACTCGACGCCGTCCACGTCGGTCTCGGTCGGGAAGCCGGTGGGCGACACGCACTGGTCCGACTCGATCAGCCGGAGGTCCACCTGCACTCCGTCCAGCGAGCGGTTCGTCGTCTGGACGCCGAACACCTCACCGTCGGAGATTTTGGTGTGCTTCGCGATCCGGAGCTTCTTCGCCAGGTCGATGTTCACCGACCAGTCGTAGACCGCCATCTCGATCTTGCGGACCAGCTCCGCGTCGGAGTCCGGCCCGAGGTCCAGGTGCAGCCGGGGGCCGGTGCCGACCAAGTCATGCGACCAGGTTGACGCCATGCCCGCGGCGTAGGAGTTGTTGGCCAGCTCGTAGCGTGCCCGTGCCCGCATCTTCTGCCGGACGGCCGGCGAGAGGGCGGCATCCGCGGAGTAGTAATCCGCGAGCGCCCAATGCCGGCGATTCAAGTCGGTGGTTTGGGCCGCGTCATACTTGGCGCGGATCATCGTCGCGATCGCCGCCTGCTGCGTCGCGATCGTGGACTGCATCTTCGCCCGGGATGGCCCGAGGATGCTGGAGAGGATCCCCATCAGCCGGTGGCCCCCGGGGATTCGATCTGTGCGAACCGCAGCGACCGGAACGGCGAAACCGTGCGGGCCGCGGAGTCGATCACGAACCTGGCCGCGGCGACCTGCTTATCGAGGTCGTGCTGCTCGACCTCACCGGCGTCCGTGCGGGCACGCTTCGGCTGGGCGAGATTCGCCGCCACTGCGTCGAGCACTTCGTCGGTAGTCGCCACTCGCACACTCCGGTAGCGGGCGCGGGATTCGCGTCCCTACCACCAGTGTACCAGTGTTCAGGTGACGATAGGGCCGTCAACGAACTCGACCATGCCGCCGCACTCGTCGGCCGCCAGCTCAAGCTCGACTTCATCCCAAAAGTCTTGATCGGCGTAGGCTGGCATGGCGGTGTCTCCTGTACCGCCATTTTACCCCTGCCGATACGGGCGTTCAGTACGCCCAACTCATACGCGAATCTGTCGCAGATTCGTCGTTTTTGGGGTACGTCAAGTTTTCGTGTCGCGAAACGTGACACGTCGGCGTGTTACGCAGCAGCGTGCTGCATAATTGCTGGTTCTCAACCATCACACATCGTAGCCGCGCTTCAGCCAATACTGCCTAATCGCCTCGCGTTCCTCGTCTGTGAGCGCGGGCGAGCGGTAGAGCGGGACTACAGTCGCCCTACCGTAGCACCCCGTCTCGTTCACTTCCGTAGCCTCCTCGCAAGTGCCGTAGACCCATTCTGGGTCAATGCGTCCAGCGTCCTCCTTCCACTCCAACGCCCACAACGCAGGCCCGTGAGAACCAGCGGATGCAGGAGGCATCGCCTTGCCGTCCTGCGGTGTAGTTTCGTCTGCCATGCGATGCTCCTGATCCTGCGTGTTCGCCTTACCTAGACGCGGCGGCTGCGGCGGCCGCGCCTATCGCGATGTTTGCCGCAGCCTCAGCATCGGCCGCTCTCTTGGCCTCCATGCCGGGCAGCAGATAATTTCTCCGAAGCGTCTTCCAGTCGTCTAGCGAGATGTCTCGCCTGTTGTTCACGCGGCACCACGCATCGTAGACGGCTTGCGTCTGCTGCGGGGATTCCGTTGTGAGGTAGTGAATGCTACCGATCAGGCCGCCGCATAGGACGAGCACCGTCACCAACGGAACGCCTGTGAAATAAAAGAACTCGCGGGCATCGTCCGCTCTGTCATAAAGCCAATTCATTTCATTCTCCTGCGGTGTGTTTGGCGAACCACGCGATGCAGCGGACGAGCCGCTGATCGCAGCCGTTATGCGGCTACTTAGAGTCCGTTGGCGGTGCCGGAAGCGGCATCCAGTGGGTGATTCCAAATGAATCCACATCGTCGTCGTCCATGTCGCAGAATCGCCACATCACCCCATCATGCGACGCCATCTGAGCAAGGCGAATGTCTTTTGGAAACGCTCTTGTGACAGCCAAAACGGTGGCGTTCACTTCCGGCAGCCGCTCGCTCACCGGAATCCACCTTGCTCGCGTAAACGCATCGGTGATGTCGAAAAGAATCTTCTCTCGCATCTCCCACAGTTCAGCCATTGCCGCGACTGCATCGTCGCCGCCGTCGCGGATGCGGATTTCAAAGTCTTTCATGCTTGCCATAGTGTCACACTCTACGCTCACAGAACCAGCAGATGAAGCGGACGGCGGAGCCGCCGCTTATCCTGCGTGTTCTATTGCTACTCACTCGTCACACGCGACGCACTTGAAGTGGCCGCTTCTAAACACAATCGGCCCGCCATCCGCTGCCGCCACCAACTCACGCTGCCAGATGTAGCACCTTTCGCCGCACGCTACGCACTCCGATCCATCCGGCTCAACGTCCACCCAATAGACCTCAAGGGTCACAGCGACAGACGCCATCATCGTCCCACCGACCTATTGAACAGGCGGCGTAGCGTTGCGTGCCTTCGCTCTTTCTCGCAGTCTCCCAAGAATGAAGAGTCTGCCTGCCGCAAAGCCTCGTCTGCCGCCCACTCCAGTGCTTTGATTTCTTCCGGCGAAAACGTGACCGCCGCAATAGAACCAGCGGATGCAGGAGACGGCTCGAAACCGACATGCGTGTTGTCGTTGCTCATAGTTCGCCGCTCCTGATCCTGTGCGTTCTGTGGCTACTTGCCGGTTTGTGGCGGGGCCGGAAGCGGCATCCAGTGCGTGAATCGGTCAAGACTCGCTGGCCCCAGTGCTTCTGCATCCTCGTGAACGTACCAG